CAAATAAATTTAGTTCAGAAAGACCAACTCCTACTAAGCAAGATTTTAAAAGAATGACTAAGCAGGAAAAGTTCTTATACGAACTATACAAATAAAAAACAATAATTTAAAAAAACAAAACTATGGCAATTACAGTAGCTTCAAACTTTGCAGGTAAGGCAGCAGGATTTTACATCAGCGCCGCTTTAAAAGCATCAAACTCGTTAGACTATCTAACAATGATAGAAAATATTAAATTTAAGAGCAACATCCAAGCTCTGAATCAAACCGTAAATAGTGTTGTAGACGCAACGTGCGACTTTACAGCAGCAGGAACTTTAGCTTTAACCGAAAAGGTACTCGAACCTAAAAACCTTCAAGTTAATATGGACATTTGCAAGGAAACTTTGCTTTCAAGCTGGGAAGCGTTACAAATGAGAGCAGGTGCAGGCGCACCACCTCCAGCATCTTTTGATGACTATGTTATTTCTTATATGGGAGAAATTATAGCACAAGCAACTGAAAACTCTATTTGGAGTGGAACAAATGTAGCAGGACAGTTCAATGGCTTTTTAGGAGCAGTAACTGGGCTTTTATTACCAGGACCTGATGGAACAGTTGTACAAGATGGTGCAGCAGCAGTACCTTATACTGCGGGCAATATTATATCTAACTTACAGTCAGCGGTAGCTGCAATTCCTGTTGATGCTTTAGGTAAAGAGGACTTACATATCTATATGAGTCAAAGAACTTACCAATACTACATTTCATCACAATCAACTTTAGGATATGTGAATGCTTATAGTATGAATGGTGATTACCGACCATTATTTGAAGGATATAAATTAGCAGTATGTAATGGAATGGAAGAAAATCAAATGGTAGTAGCTCAGAAGTCAAACTTGTTCTTCGGGACTGACCTGTTAAGTGATGCGACTCGTATTAACTTGATGGATATGAGTACTCTCGATGGAAGCGATAATATTAGAATGGTCGCAAGATATTCAGCAGGTGTTCAAACAGGAACAGGGGCTGATATTGTAAGACAATCATAATAACAAAAATAATGGGAGTGTGTAAAAGCACTCCCTTAACTTAAAAAAATAAAAAATTATGGCTTGCGGAGTACTTAGTAAAGGGCGTGGATTAGACTGTAATCGTATATCAGGAGGCGTGAAGTACATATACTTCGGGGTGTATGACCAGTTTACAGCACCAATAGACGGAACAGGAATAGTAGTAGTAAATTCAGAAATTACAGATATTGAAATGGATACAGGAGGGCTGTATAGATATACAGTTCCAAGAGGTTCTACAACAATAAACGAGACAATAACAGGAAGCACGGAGAACGGCACTTTGTTCTACACGCCTACTGTAAATATGATACTTAACAGATTGACAAAAGAAGACCAAAACGAAATCAAACTTTTAGGTCAAACTCAAGTGGTTTGCTTTGCTCAATTAAATGCTACTCTTGCTAACGGACACGATGTAATAGTTGGAATGGGTGTAACTAATGCTATGTCATTAAATGCTGGTACTGCTGATTCTGGCGCTGGATTTGGAGACCGTAACGGATATACTCTTACCTTCGATGGCTTAGAGTCAGACCCTTTCCCAATGGTGGCAGATTACACGACCAACCCGTTTGATAATGCAGCATTTACGGGGGTATCAATCACAACTTCTTAATTAGTAGTTTTCATATATTCTTGATTGAGGTGGCTTATTGCCACCTTTTTCTTTTAAAAAAAAGTAATAAGCAAATAAATAAGAGCTTTTTCTATTATATATTATATGATACAAGCAATAAGAGAAACTAATTTTGATGCCTTTATAGAAACTAAGGCAAATAGAATAGGCAATCAGGTGGGAGACAAGACAAGACATTTAGTTAAATTCATAAATGACTTAGATGGCTCTGTGTTTTATGCTTACCCTTTAATAGAGAATATTTATGAAAGATATACTAGTATGGCTTTTATCTATAATAGTTCTCCTAATAGATATACAGGAAGGATAAATTTAAAACCTGCTGGATATTACAAATACGAAGTATATGAAGTAAGTTGGGTTGGAGGTGTTATTCTAAGCTCTAGAACTGCACCATCTACGGAAACAGATGTCTTGACTGTAAGTGATGAAAATGGAGTAGTAGAAGGTCTTGTAGCTATTGGAAAATTATACTTAGCAGAAAAAGCAGGAGATGAAGAAGTACAATATATTCAAAATGCAAAAAGAGTACAAACTTTAACCATTGTTGAGGGTGGGTTAAACTATGTGTCTGCTCCGACTATTACAATAGCAGCTCCAGAAACAAATGGAGGACAACAAGCGACAGCAACTTGCACAATAGATGGAGGGGGTGGAGTTAATACTGTAACAATCACTTATGCTGGAAGTGGTTATGAGACTAACCCAGTAGTAACTTTAACAGGTGGAGGATTTTCTGTTGCGGCTAACATAACAGCAAGCATAGAACAAACTAATTATATATATTACGGACAATAAAAATAAAATTTTAAAATAAATAAAATGGCAATAGAAAACGTACAACAGCTCTTGACTGAGCAACTAGGTAAAAACGGAGATACAGTAGTCTTTACAACAGTAGCACAAACAAGTAAAGATTGGTATTGTGTTTACTTCCCTGTTGAAAGTGTAGTAGCTTCAATAACAGTAGCAGATGCAACAGGTGAAAGTGCCTTGGTAACGACATTACCTGCGGGGACTACCCTGTTTATGAATATCACCGCAATTACTTTGACTAGTGGTATTGGAGTAGGTTATCACGAAGGTCCAACTACATAAGATATGTTGAAATTAGGTTTAGATTTAAGTTTATCTTCAATAAGACCACAAGGGGAATGGACACCTGCTGATGAAACAAGCCTTGTCGCTTGGTATCAAAACAAAGTAGGGATAACTCTTAGTGGTTCTGATGTTTCAGTTTGGCGTGATAGTTCTAGTAATAGTTATGATATGTTACAAGATACTGCAACAGAGCAACCTGCTTATGATGCAGGAACAGGAGTTTTAACTTTTGTAAGAGGTGACCTTAACAACTTACAAACGACAGGGCAAATTGAATTGTCAGGAGATTTTACAATAGGGATTAGGGTAAACCCTGCTATTGCAGGAGCAGGAACTTTTCTAGGAGACAACACTACTACTAAAGAGCTATTTAAATTCGCAAGTGGTATCAGGATGACAGTAAAAATGGACTTATCAGGAGCAATTCAATTAGATTTAGATGCTGGAACTTTTGGTGATGATTACTTAGTTATCACTAGAGTTTCTAATGTCTTAACTTTATGGCAAAACGGAGTGGCTCAAACTGGCACAACACCTACACTAGCAGGAACAGCTGATATTGATGCTATTGGAATAAGGTTTAGTGATAATGATGCTTTTGATGGTACAATAAAAGAAGTACAAATATATAGCAGTTCAAGTGCAGGATTAACGGCTAATATAAACGATAGACTAGCAACTTTATAAAATGGAAAATATACTCTCAGTAAATTTAAGCACAACGACAGCTCCAGTAGTAACAGAAGTTCGTGGGAAACATTGGATTGATTATGGAACAGAAGATTGGGCAAACCTCTATCCACAGTTCTTAATTGACCTCTATTATAATTCTAGTACACAAGCGGCTATTATTAACGCAACGGCAGAGATGATTGCAGGGGAAGATATTGTAATTGAAGATGAAGAAGAAAGAGATTTAGAAGCAGTTGTTAAATTAAAAAAGTTCTTTAACTCAGCTAATAGTAATGAAACACTACAAGAAGTTATTAAAAAGATAGCTTTTGACTTTAAGCTGCAAGGAGCGTTCGCTCTTAACGTTGTTTGGTCGCAAGATAGGACGCAAATCGCTGAAGTCTACCATATAGGAGTGGATAAGATTAGAGCAGAAAAACCAAATAAACTAGGAAAAGTTGAAGGGTATTATGTTTCAGCAGATTGGTCTGATATTAGACAGAACAAACCTTATAGAGTTCCTGCCTTTAATACTAATGACAGGACTTCGCCTAATCAAATTTTATATACAGGGCTGTACAGTCCTAGTATGAATGCATACCATACACCAGATTACGTAGCTGGAAATAATTGGGCTTTAGTCGACCAGCGAGTGGCTGAATTTCACCTAAATAACATCAACTCAGGCTTCAGTTCTAGCTTCCTAATCTCTTTCGCCAATGGCGTGCCGACTGCTGAGGAGCGTAGACAAATAGAACAAAGCCTTACAGATAAATTCACAGGAGCTGACAATGCTGGGAAATTTATTTTAACGTTCTCCGACGATAAGACTAGGACTCCTGAGATAACAGCAATCACTCCTTCAGACCTCGATAAACAGTATTTGGCTTTGCAAGAATTATTGGTTCAAAATATTTTAACGGCTCACCGAATTACGAGTCCGATATTAATGGGAATCAAGAGTGATAGTGGCTTAGGAAATAATGCAGACGAGCTGAATAGTGCAGCGAATTTTTATAGCAATACGGTGGTAAAACCATTCCAAGAACATATCTTGAAAGTCCTTAAAAAAATCTTTACAGTAAACAATATGGATATGCCCGTGAGATTTGAGCAGCTTAAACCAATAACAACCAGATTTACAAATCAAGACTTAGCGGCAGTAATGACGCAAGATGAAATACGAGAAGAACTCGGATTAGCACCTCTAAAGGAAGATGTAGTAGTTGATGAGGAACTTACTAAGATGACTGAATATACTGCCTTAGATGCGTTCATAGACGAGTGTGGTGAGGATATGTCAGAAGATTGGGAGTTGATAGATGAAGAAGTAGTAGACGGAGAACATAATGATTTTGATTTTGAAAAAATTATGAACGAATTAGCTAGTGAAAAAATAGAATTAGCAACTACAATAAAATCTACTCCAAATAAAAGGAGTAGTCAAGATGGAGTAAATAAATCTTTTAATGACTACTATAAAGTAAGATATGTTTACGCTACTGATAATTTTTTAGTAAACAAATCAGGAACAAGCAGGAGTTTTTGTAAGCAAATGGTTGCAGCAAATAAATTATACACTAAAGAAAATTTAGTTAATGCTAATAGTAATAGCGTAAATCCAGGCTTTGGACATAATGGAAAAGCATATAATTTGTTTCTTTTTAAAGGCGGTCCTCAATGCAGACATTTCTTCTTGCGTAAGCTGTTCAAGACTTCATTAAGGAATGCAAAACAACCTATTAGTGATAGTCAAATAATCAGCTACACTAAAGCTAGGTCAGAAGGATTTACAGCAGAACGAAATGATAAGCTAGTAGCAATAGCACCACAAAGAATGGCTAATAACGGATATTACAATTAGAAACTATGGCATATGTACTTTTTATAAGTGAGGAACGCTTAAAAGATTCCACGACAGTAGGCTTAAATGTCGATACATCTCTTTTACTCCCGTATATAAAACAGAGCCAGAAGCTCTATGTAGAAACCAAACTTGGTACGGACTTAAATCAGAAATTGAAAGATTTAATTGTAGCAGGAACAGTCAATAATGCAGGAAATGAAGCTTATGCAACTTTGCTTAATGACTACATAGCTGAGATGCTGCCGAGCTTTGCGCTATATATGGCACTCCCATTCCTTCGTTTCAAGATTGAGAATGGGAACATTTATTCTAAGACTTCAGAAACTGGAAATGCTTTATCAACTGAAGAAGCTCAACACCTTAGAAATGAAGTTTTAAATACTGCGGAGTATTATATGGAACGAATGATTGACTATATAAGAAACAATACAGCTAGTTTCCCTGAATATACTACCAACACGGGAGCTGATGTCAGACCGTCAATAGAAAATTATTACTCCAATATGAATCTTGAAAGACCAAGACAAGGAACTAAACTTACATTAAGGAATTTCTTAAGCGCTGGAGATTAATGAAAAAGACTTACAAAGTAAAAGAGAAAAACAAAACTAAATTAAAAGCATACTTAAAAGATGGCACTAAAAGCACTAGCAAAGGAAGTGGGAGATGTAGTGATACTAAACTCAACAATATTAAGCATAGCGACTTTCTCAAACATTGAGGTAGTTTTAAAGATTATACTTTTAGTGATATCAATAGTCTATACTGCGGACAAGTGGTATTTTCAAAAGAGGAAACGAGATGGCAAAAAATAAGGGAATTGAAACTGTTAGTTCAAATAGCAAAAAGCGCAAAGGAGTACATAGTAAAAATGCTAGTAAATCTCAGAATGCTTATAAACAAAAATACAGAGGTCAAGGGCGTTAATCTACTTTTGATTAGAGATATGTTTACAGATAAAAGCACTATCGGTGAATTATTTGTAAACGGAGAAAGGTTTTGTGATACCTTAGAATTGCCCTATAAAGATAACCAAAGAAGTATAAGTTGTGTTCCTGAAGGACAGTATAAAGTAAGGCTTAGATACCCAAGAGAATCAGGCACTAGAGATTATCTCCACCTGTTAGTGCAAGATGTTCCTGATAGGTCTTATATCTTAGTGCATATCGGAAATAAAAGTTCAGATACGAGGGGCTGTATATTGGTCGGAATGACCAGTAAACAGAACTTTGTTGGTAACTCTACACTTGCTATGGACTTATTAATGAAAGAGATACTTAATTTAGGCGGTACAAATATTAATTTAATAATCAAAAATAAATAAAGATGAAAAAATGGTTAATCAGTTCGATGCTTAAAAGCAAAAAATTCTGGTACGCAGTAGCTTCTATTGTAGTACCTGTCATTGTAACCTATTTAGGTGTAGATGAAGAAACTGCTACAAAACTTTTCCAAGCTGCAATTGCACTTATTATAGGGCAAGGAATTGCTGATAGTGGAAAAAAGTAATAGATACAGATTAAAACCTCACGAGGTAGCTGCCTTACAGAAATTGCGAGAATCTGAAACTAGAAACATTTTAGTAATCGGAGATTTGCATTTACCTTTCTGTTTAGATGGCTACCTTGATTGGTGTTTAGAACAATACGAAACCTTTAATTGCAATCAAGTCGTTTTCATTGGCGACATAATCGACTCTCACGGATTCTCATACCACGAGCCAGACCCTGATGGAATGTCCGCAGGAAATGAATTAAAACTAGCTATTAAGCAAGTGCGTGAATGGTACAAGGCATTTGAGAATGTTTCCGTAGATGTACTAATTGGAAATCACGACAGGATGGCTAGTCGCAAGGCTATGACAGGTGGCATCCCTGCTGCTTGGATAAGGTCTTACAATGATGTCTTAGGAACTCCTAATTGGAATTGGTGCGAATCAGTTACTTATGACGATGTACTTTACGAACACGGAGAAGGAGGACAGGCAGCGGCTAAAGCTAAAAACAATATGATGTCTAGCGTTTGTGGTCATACTCATACTTTAGCTTATGTACAATGGTTCTGTGGAAAGAAGTACAGAGTATTTGGAATGCAGGTCGGGTGTGGTGTCGATTGTACTACTTATGCAGCAGCATACGCAAAGAACTTTAAGAAGCAATCTATCGGTTGTAGTGTCGTTTTGAATAACGGAACGCTTCCTATTAATCTTTTAATGCCTTTATAATGGAAGAAAACATTGGATTAAGAATAACTCTAATATACATCCTTATTATAATAGCAGTAGTAGTATTTGCTTTATAGCACCCTCTCTAAGCCCTCTAAGGCACTTTCTTTTCTTTTTGATACCTATACACTAGACAAGCCCTAAAGTCTTTCTTAGATGTAAACACCTATATTGTTAATAACTTTGTTTATCATTCTGTTTATATCATTTATTTTTTGTATCTTTGTTCTATAAGTAATTAAAAAAAACAAAAGCGGGGTTACAAAGAATATTAGAGGAGCTAACCTAACCGACTTGGAAATCAAATCTAAAGAAACCAGTTTAACCTCGCTTTTTTATCTAGAAGTTTAATTAAAAACAATCAAGAAAATGGGAATTTATCATTTAAGAAATGAAGAAGAATTATTTGCAAATATTCAAGAATTAGTAGATTATGTCGTGATGGCAGGAATTTGCCCGAGTGTTGAAATATATCGAGATGGTGATGCAATGGGAGAATATGTGGTAGATTATGTAGTAGAGTAAAAAGGGGTATCCTCTTTTTTTTTATATAATTTTTTTAAAAATAATCAGCATAAAACCCTTTGCGACTAATATAGGTACAAGAAAATGAAAACACAATTTAAAGTAATCAACAGAACAACAAGAGAGGAACAAATCTTTAACTCAAAAGAATTAAAGAGGTTCTTCCATTGTGAGTATGATTCACAGACAGGAAAAATCAAATACAATAATGAGCATAATGACTATGCAGTTAGTTATATCAAACCAAAATCAGAATCTTTCTTAGAAGTTTTAGGTTTTGGTCTTTTAGGATTAACAATAATTGTTTTAGTAACTGAAATTGTAATGAAATGGATATAAAAGACGCTGAATATCAAGAATGGTTTAACGAACCTCAAATAGGTCATTGGTCAAAAGAACCTTTAGACAATACAAAAGTACTATGTGAATACTGGAGTTTAAAAAACGACCCTGACGTAAAAGTCATAGGAACTGAATTACAGACTTACAATCTATTTTCTAAGATGCTTAAAGAAGAAGGTTGGCAAATTAACTTAGACTACAAAGATGAATTACTACCTGAATATGCAGAAGCGTATGAGGACAATGACAAGAAACCTTTAATAATAAATTTAAAATAATGGAGAACGAAGAACTGATACACAAAAGAATGAATGATATTAATACATTCCAAGCACACGAAAACGAAGTTTATTTAAGAGGAACAGATGAATACGGGAAGGACTTTCAAATCTGTTTTGACTCTTATAACTTTTTAGAATGGATTGATACAGAACATTTAAAGTATATTAAAAAACAATTAATCAAACACATCAAGTCAAGATAAGTTGATAAGTTTGTTTATATTTGTCCACAGGGAAAGCCGAAGCCCTTTTAAGTAGGCACAAAAAAAAGAATATATGAAAACAGAAGAAAAGATAGACTATTTAATAGCTATCCAAAGTGAGCTTAAAGCTCCAAAGAATCAGTTTAACAGTTTCGGAAAGTACAAGTACAGAAGTGCTGAAGATATACTGGAAGCTGTAAAACCATTACTAAAGAAGTACAACTGTTATTTAACTATTACAGAAACCACCAAAGAGATTGCAGGCTATTTAGTCTTAAACTCTAAAGTTTCTATTTCAGATGGTGAAACCAATATGTCCGTAGAAGCTCAAGCAGGCATTAATCCTGAACGTAAAGGAATGGATATTGCTCAGAGCTTTGGCTCAAGTAGTTCTTATGCTAAGAAGTATGCTTTAGGTAATCTATTTTTATTAGATGATACAAAAGATGCTGATAGTAATAAGGTAAACGAACCTATTGCTAAGAAAGAAAAACTAGATGAAGTAAAGTTTAAGGCTATGCTTAAAGCATTAGAAGATGGGAAAGCTGAAGCAGTAAAAGAAAAGCTCCCTAACTATATATTATCTAAAAGTCAAGAAGGAATTATTAATCAATTAATTAAATAAATAAATAAAAATGAATAAATATCATCAGTATTCAGATGAATACAAAGAGTTACACAATATCTTTTACAATGGCGAACATTACACTTTAAAAGAAATATTAGATTCTAAGTCGATAAAAGATAAAGAAAAAATAAAACTAATTAAAGAAACAATTAATAACTAAATAAATAAATAAAATGAATGTAATTGGAAAACTAATTAAAAAACTAGAACGAGAAACAGGAGTTTCTAAAACAGGAAAGACTTGGGAGAAACAATCTATCCTTGTAGAGCAGTCAGGTACAGAATACAACAAAGAATTAGTAATAAGTTTTTTTGGTGATAAGATTAAAAGCATAAGAGATATAGAAGTAGGCTCTGACGTAAGCGTTTCAATTAACTTATCTTCAAGAGAATTTAATGGCAAATATTATCATAATATAGATGGCTGGTTTATAGCTAAACTAGGTCAAGAAACCGTATCACCTATGAATGAATCAGACTCTCCATTCTAATGACACAGGAATTTGATTTTAAAATAATTTGCAACCTCACCACGAGAGTCTTGGGGTTGCCTGATGGTTCTCTTGCTTTAAAAAGTAGGAAAAGAAACCTGCAAGTTGCCAGGTCGGTGGCTGCTTATATAGGGAGAAACGAAGAAGATATTCATAGAATAATAATAGGTAAGGTACTGAACAGGAATAGGAGTTTAATCTATCACTATGAGAAAAGGCATAAAACATTATACAGAAGTTGTGAAATATACAGAGATACTTTTAACAAGGTTTATAAGTCTTATATAGATGTTGATGGCTCTAAAGATATATTTTTAGATGCTGATTTTATGAAGAGATATTTACTGAAAAATGGAGTTTCACAAACTGCAAAGTCTGACGTTTTACTAGAAGTTAAAAGCGGACAAGTTAAATGTATAATAAAAACTTCTTACTTTGACTTCAGTAATCAGTTAGAAAATGTTAAGTTAGCCCTCACTAATTATCACTTTACAGTAAAGATTATATGAAGCACTTACTTAGTAGTTCAGCATTTATAGTATTAAACAAAGAATTAGCAAGGCAGGTAGGATTGAAAGAAGCAGTCCTACTTGCTGACCTAATCTCTAAAGAAGAATACTTTATAGCTAATGGAATGACTGATGGGTGGTTTTTTAATACAGAAGCTAACATACAGAAAGACACTACACTAACTGCTTATCAGCAAAGAAAGTGCCTTACAACGCTTAAAAAAGAAGGGCTTATAGAAGTTAAGCGTAAAGGAATACCTGCTAAACAATACTTTAAAATAAATGAACAACTAGTTGTTAAGTTTCTAAACAACTTGAAAGGAAGTAACTCGACAACTATTAATAAGAATAAAGAAATAAGAATAATAAATAAATACTTTAATAAGCCCACTATTTTAGATGTTGAAAATTATTGTAAAGAGCGGAATAATAATGTAGATGCAGAAGCGTTTATATCTTTTTACGAATCTAAAGGATGGATGATTGGAAAGAATAAAATGAAAGACTGGAAGCAGGCCATTATAACTTGGGAAAAAAGACAATATAAAAAACCAACTATGTCAAAGATAGATTCACAAATTAACGAATACCTAAAAGGAAAAGAATATTTATGAAAACAATAATGACTATTTTTATTTTATTAATTTTGTCAAGTTGTTCAGTTCAAAAGCAAGTTGATGATACAGAACATTTATGGATAGGTGATAACGGAATAGAATTTTACGAATGAAAGCACTTAAGCAAGAAAACTTACAAGAACTTACTGAAAAGGTATATGATTTATTAAATACCACTAAAGTAGAAATAGGTCATAATACTGATGGAAAGACCTTAGCTAGTCTAAGTAAGATATTTGCTCAGGACTTAATACAAGAGAAGCGGTTTGGAAATATGAGCTTTAATCAAATTGAAGATGCCTTCAGGCTGGGTGTAAGATTTGGAAAAGACGAACCATTTTTAAATATCAGAACTTTTTACCGTTGGGCTTATGCACATAAGCTCGTAATAGACAATGCTTGGTACGAAGTCCACACACTAGGAAAACCAAAACAAGAAACATTATATTATCAAGAACCTTTAAAACTATTAAGATGAAAACAAAAGAAAAAGTAAAATTTTGGCTAAAGATGTACCCTGATTTAAGAGATAATGATAACAGGTTGTGTTCTAATATATGGGCAGAAGAACTCACTCATATGGAAGGAATAACTCAATCAACACCAATCGTAGAATTTTTAATGTTATATTCTAAGAATAAATTTACATCAGCTCCAAGCATAAAAAGGGCAAGGGCAAAACTTCAGGAAGAAGAACCTAAATACAGAGGTGAAAAATACTATTTAAGAAAGGGAACTTATCAAGACAAATGGCGTAAAGACTTAGGGTATGAAAACAGTTAATAGCATAAGTGGAGGGAAAACCTCAGCGTATATAGCAGTAAACTATCCTGCTGACTATAATGTATTTAGTTTAGTAAGAACTAATGATAAGCTTTGTGAATACCCTGATAAGAAAGTAAGGCAAATTGTATCGGATTTAATCGGGTGCGAATTTGTAGGTACTACTGAGCAGGATAATATAATAAAAATTATGCTTGACTTATCAGAAAAAATTGATATTGATTGGGTTACAGGAAAACCTTTTGAAGATATAATAAATGGGGATTGGAATAAAGGGAAGAATGGCAGTCATTACCTACCTAACATTATGGTAAGATATTGTACTACTCATTTAAAAATGAAACCTATATTTGAATGGTGGGAAAAGGAACTGAATGAAGTTTGTGAAATGCGAATAGGCTTTAGAAAAGGTGAAGAAAAAAGAGCTGAAAGAATGAAAGAAAAACTTACTGAAAATGGAACGGAAGAAATAAAAATAGTTGTAGGTAAACACGATAACGGAAATAATAAGTGGGGATTAGTTGAATGGAGAATACCTAAATTTCCTTTAATTGAAGATGGATTAAAAGCGATAGATATTGAAAATTACTGGAATAAAAATAAGTGGGTAGGATTTGAAAAAGGTTACTATAATAATTGCGTAGGGTGTTTCCATAGAAGTCCTTTGTTTCTAAATAAAATGAGCCAAGAGCATAAGAATAAAATGGAATGGTTTGCAAGAATTGAAGAACAAAATGCACCAAATACATTTCGTAAAGATATTACATATAGAGAAATAATGAATTGGAAACCACAAACTGAATTATCTTTTGATGATTTTGATGAATGTGATAGTGGATATTGTGGTTTATGAAAACAGTTGATGATTTGATTAAGAATATATGAAATTAATAAATGAAGATTGTTTTAGATATTTAGAAACGTTAACAAAAGACAATAATATAAAAGTTGTTATTACCGATCCCCCCTATTTGCATAATAAAGGGGGTGGGAAAACAGCAGGAACAGAAGGTAAAAGTAAAATTGCTAATAGTAGTATGTTTAAATTTGATTCTTTTATGATGAATGAAATGAGCAGTTTTGGAGAAAATGAAGTAAATATTTTGTTAGATAATTTTAAAAGAATAATGAAAAAAATGAATTGTTTTATTTTCTGTAACGACACTTTAATACCCTTTTATACTATGTGGGCAGTAAATAATAACAAGAAATTTACTATTTTAACTTGGGAAAAACCATTATCAATACTAAATAGAAATAGATTTAGCCAAAATTTAGAATATATTGTAAGAATATACGACAATGGCACTGCATTAAATTTACTAGACATAAAAGAAAATCCTTCTAAAAAGCAATACTATTCTAAAACAAGAAAACTTAATTCTCCCAAAAACAAACTACATCCAACACAAAAACCTTTAGAATATTTAAAAGGAATTATAGAACTAACAACTGGAAAAAATGATTTAGTATTAGATTGTTTTATGGGTTCAGGTTCAACAGGCATTGCCTGTAAAGATTTGCAAAGGGATTTTATAGGTGTAGAAATTAATAATGAATATTTTAATATTGCAAAACAAAATATAGAAAAAAAAGATTTACAAACAGAATTATTTTAGAATGAAAACAATTAGCAAACTAAAAAAAGAATTAGATAAATGGTTCAGTCTTTTCATACGACTTAGAGATGCAGATGATTTGGGTTTTGTAAAATGCTTTACTTCAAATCGTTATTACCATTATAAGAATATCCACGCAGGACATTTTATGTCTAGGAAACACTTATCAACTCGGTGGTGTGATACTAATGTGCAACCACAATCGATAGGTGATAATTTATTTGGACAAGGGGAACAGTATAAATTCTCAATAGCTTTAGACTCAAAGTATGGTGAAGGAACTTCTGAAGAATTAGAGCTTTTAGCTAGAACAATTATGAAAGTTAGCCGTATAGATTATGAAGAAAAAATTAGTTATTACAAAGAGCTTGTTAAAAAGTTAAAAAAAGATAAAGGAATAGAATAAAAGTTTTCTTAAATTTGGCAAATGATAAAGCCAATTTATGCAAGTCAAGAACACAAAGCAATAATTGAATCTTATTTATCAATGTGTTCGGAATTTGCTAAAGATGTGAGTTCAAAAAGCAGATACTCTAACTACTTAGATGTTTTAGAAACCATTATTGATTATCATAATTCATACGGTTCAGGAGCTTCAGAAAATAATTGGTACGACTGGTTAGTCATCATTCCTATTAATGTATCAGTAGCAACAAATGGATTCTTTGCAGGTCTTGAAACTAACAAAAACAGGTCAGTAATACGAGCATATAAAACAGTTCTTAATGAAATGGTAATTGAGACAGTAGATAAAATAGACAACTTAGAAGAACCAAATGAATAAGATATATCTTGAAATATCAAAGTTAAGTGATAAATTCAGGACTATGTGTTATGGACTTACTAAAAACAAAGAAGATATTAATAATGCAGTTCAAGAATTATTTATTTATTTTTTAGAAAGACCAGAATTAGTTAAGAAAATATATGATAAAGACGGCTTAGATGGGATAACAAGATACGGAGCAGTAGTTTTAAGAAGGGCTTTAACAAGTACAAGAAGCCCGTTCTATTATCAGTACAAGAAATACTATACTCACATTGATAGCTTTACAAGTAATGTAACTTATGATGTAATTGAAACAGGAGAAGTGATACCAACAAAACATTTGTATAATATAGCGGAAGAACCTGCTGTTAAGAATTTGGAGTTTGAAAAGCTAGATAAAATCGACTTAGTTTTAAATGATTTATACTGGTATGATAGAAAGGTTTTTCAGCTTTACTATTCAGGAGAAACACTAGACTCTTTAGCAAAGAAAACAGGGATAAGTCGCAACAGTCTTTTCACTACAATAGATAAAGTAAGAGAGATACTAAAAAAAGAATTGACAGATGAATAAGTTTTTTGTTCCTAATAATGTGTATGAAGATAGAATGGCTATTTGTAAGGAATGCGTTTACTATTCAAGTCTTTTAGGTAACTGCACGGTTTGTAAATGTTTTATGAAAATCAAGGCACGAATTGCTCCAATGGAATGTCCGCAAAAGTATTGGTCTAAAAGTATGGTGATGGAAGCGCCTGATGACTTGCCACAAGAAATGATAGATGAAATCCTAGACTTATGGAAAGACCTAAAAAAAGGAAGAGCAAAAGACCAACAAACTAAAAAGAAAATGATAACTTTATACAACGCTATTTATATGACTAATTATGGAACAGGAACTAATTGCGGTTCTTGCATTTCAACTTGCTTTGATGGAATAAAGAAACTATATAATAAATACAATGACTAAACTATACTGCCCTGAAACAATGGGAACATTTAGAATGATGTTTGGATTTGCACAACCTATTAAATATATAAAAGATAATAGAACTAAATTAAACAAAAGAAATAATGCTAGAAAAAAGAAAATACAAGACCATCAAATGGGTTCTAAAGCAACAAATTGAAAAGTCCACTAAAACTTTTTGGACTTGGAAGCAGGGCAAAGACGAACACTTTACTTGCATATACAAGAATTATAATGATGACTTGCCAATTTATACGCCTACTCAATTACTAAACGAAATAGAAAATGCCAATACCAACTAATCACTATGAAACTATGAAAGACGAAACACCTGAATACTATAAAGGAAAGAATGGGTATTTAGCAAAAGATGTCGTATCTAATTTTGACCTAAGCTATAATATCGGTACGGCTGTTACCTACCTCTTGCGTTCAAAGAAGAAGCACGAGGACGGTGGACTTGAAGATATTAGAAAGGCTATACATCATTTACACTTTGAGCTAGATGTATTGACCTCTAAGACTAGGACTGGAGCTTTATCACCAACAGGAGTAAGAAAATGACTCTATACAAATGCAAGTGCGGAAACACTAAAGAACTATCAGTAGCTACAATAGTTTACATAGATGATGATTGGCAGACCAAAGAAGCTCTCTGCTGTGAATGTGGAAAGTATATGCAATCAAAACCACTTGAAGGAATGCCAAGTCAAATAAGAACTGAAGAATCTTTAAGTAAAAAAAAAAGAGGTGATAGTCTATGGGCAGGAGCTAAAGAAAAACTAATAGGTGATAGGGGAATAAATGAGGACTTCTAAATAAAAACAATAAAATTCTATTATATACTATGAAGCAACAAGTTAAGATAAGTAAAGTAAAGGGAAACCCAAGCAATCCTAGAATCATAAAGAACGATAAGTTTAAGAAGCTAGTTACAAGTATCAAGGAGTTTCCTGAGATGTTAAAGCTAAGACCAATTGTAGTTGATGAAGATATGATGGTGCTTGGTGGTAATATGAGATTGAAGGCAAGTAAAGATGCAGGACTATCAGAAGTATGGATAGATATAGCTGAAGGACTTACTGAAGAACAAAAGAAAGAGTTTATAGTAAAAGACAATGTAGGCTTTGGAGAATGGGAATGGGATATACTAGCAAATGAATGGGATAGTGTTCAACTTGCTGATTGGGGATTAGATGTATGGGAGAATCAAGATGATGCAATAGTTGAAGAAGATGATACATATACAAGAAAGATAGTAGCTCCAACTTATGAGCCTAAAAATGACAAGCCTGTTATAGATGATTTATTCAGCACTCAAAAAGCAGATGAACTTATACATAAAATAAAACAAGCTGACTTAAATGAAGAAGAACTAATGTTCTTATCTCATTGTGCATTAAGACATACAGTTTATGATTACAGTAAAATAGCAGACTTCTATGCACATTCAAGCAAAGAAGTTCAAGAGCTTATGGAAGATTCAGCTTTAGTGATAATAGACTTTGATAAGGCTATAGAAAAAGGATATGTAAAACTTACTAAGGATATTGCAGCAGCTTATGAAAAGAATGGCATATTATGATAGATGAAGATTTTGCTGTATTTATATTAACACACGGAAGGCCTGATAATGTAAAGACTTATAAAACATTAAAGAGATTTGGATATACAGGAAAGATTTATATTATAATCGACAATGAAGATAAAAGTGCAGATGATTATTACAAAAACTTTGAGAATGTAGTAATGTTTAATAAGGAAGAAGTAGCAAAAACATTTGATGAGGGGGATAATTTTGGAGATAGAAGGTCAATAGTCTATGCAAGAAATGCTTGTTTTGAGATTGCTAAAGAATTAGGCATAACATACTTTGTGCAATTTGATGATGATTATACAGATTTTAGTTATAGGTTTAATGGAGAGTTGTCCTACAATAAAGGTAGGGGATATATAAACAATGTTGATGATATTTTTAAAGTTGTATTAGATTATTACAAAACAATACCTGCAAAGGCAATAGCACTATCTCAGAATGGAGATTGGATAGGTGGACATAATAGTGGATGGGCAAAGGAATTAAAGCTCAAAAGAAAATGTATGAATAGCTTCTTTTGTAGTACAGAAAGACCTTTTAAATTTAAAGGGAGAATTAATGAAGATGTAAATACTTACACAAGTTCAGCTAGTAAAGGAGATTTATTTTTAACTATACCTAATGTATCATTAAAGCAAACAGATACGCAAAGCACTAAAGGGGGAATGTCAGATATTTATGCAAATCAGGGTACTTATGTAAAGTCTTTTTATTCTGTTATGTTTAGCCCATCATCTGTAAAGGTTGCGATGCTAAATACTGAGAGGTCAAGACTACATCATAGAGTAAGTTGGAACAATGCAATACCTGTAATATTAAATGAAAAACATAAAAAGTAATGGAACAGAATAGAACAAAAATAGCGAAGGAGCAAATGTTAAAAGCACTAGAGGGAAGTCTAGGGATAGTTACGACTGCTTTAAAGTCTTGCGACCTATCAAGAACTAACTACTACAAATGGTTAAAAGAAGATGCTGAATTTGCACAAGCAGTAAATGATGTTGAGCTAATTGCAAAAGACTTTGTTATGTCAAAATTCTATGAATGTATAAAAGACAAAGTGCCTTCAGTTGTAATACACGGAGCTAAGAACATTTGTGGAATGAATGAAACAAATAGACTAGACTTAACTTCAGGCGATAAAGCTCTTAACCTTCCTTTAATTACATTCATTGACACTGATACTGAGTAAGAAATACAGCCCTCTATTTGATTCTAGGGCTAGGTACTTTATCATAACTGGAGGTAGGGGTAGTGGAAAGTCTTTTGCAGTTACAGTATTTCTCACCCTCTTAACAATGTCAAGAGGTATAAGGGTTTTGTTTACAAGGTTCACAATGACATCAGCACACCTTTCAATCATTCCTGAGTTTTTAGAAAAGATAGGGCTACTAGGATTTGATGAAAGCTTTAATATTAACAAAGCTGAAGTAGTTAATGCAGAAAACAAATCAGATATTTTATTCAGGGGAATAAGAACTTCAGCAGGAAACCAAACGGCTAGCCTAAAGTCTTTGCAAGGCATTTCTACTTGGGTATTAGATGAAGCTGAAGAACTTGTAGATGAAAACATATTTGACACCATAGACCTAAGCATTAGAGAAAAGGATATACAGAATAGAATTATTCTAATATTAAACCCTGTTACAAAAGAACATTGGATATATAAAAGGTTTTTTGAGGAAAAAGGAGTTGAAGGTGGTTTTAATGGCATTAAAGACAATGTGTGTTATATCCATAGTACTTACCTAGATAATAAAGATAATCTATCTACGAGCTTCCTAGAGCGTATTAAGAGCATAAAGCATAATAACTTTAAGAAGTACACTCACAAAATACTTGGTGGGTGGTTAGCGAAAGCAGAAGGAGTCGTATTTGACAACTGGAGCATAGGTGAATTTAATCCTGATAACATACAAACTTCTTGTGGAATGGATTTTGGATTCTCAATAGACCCTGATTCTTTAACAGAAGTTGCAATTGATAAGAAGCACAAGAAGATATACTTGAAAGAACACATATACAGAAATGGCTTGAAATCCCACGAACTAGCCAAGATAGTTTTAGATAAAGTAGAAAGCAAACTTATCATAGCAGATTCAGCCGAACCAAGATTGATTGAGGATTTAAGACATTTAGGGGTAAATATTAAGGCAGTTAAAAAAGGAACTATTGAAAGTGGAATAACTAGAATGCAAGACTATCATTTAATAGTAAGTCCTGAATCTACCAACATAGCTAAAGAGCTGAACAATTATATATACTCAGATAAGTCCTCCAAGTTATATGTAGATAATTACAACCACGCTATTGACGGAATAAGATACAATGTCATTTATCACTTAGACAATCCTAATGCTGGTAAGTATTTTGTGCAATAGAAAAAGGGCTGCCTAATTATAAGCAACCCTAATTCAGAACAAGAAAGAATATGAAGAACTCGGCAAATATACACGAATAAACTAAATAACAACTATTTCTATTATATATTATAAACTACTATGAAAGTAAAAATTAAAAAAGACGGAAAGAACGAAACTTATAACTTGATTGATTCTTGGTCAGATGTAACTCTGGAAAAATGGATTAAAGTAATTGATGCTGAAACAGGAAGCAAAACAGAACAAGCAGAAGAAACAATAGCAGCATTGTCAGATATGCCTAAGAAGTTAGTAAAGGAATTAGCATTAAGAGATGTGGCTATAATAATGGGCAAGGTAGCTGAGTTACAAAGTAAGCAAGATACAGTATTAAAAAAGGTTTTTGAAATAGATGGAGTTGAATACGCTACGCATCCCGACCTTTCACAAATAACTCTTGGAGAGTATGCAGATATTGAAACATTTATAAAAGAAGGATTAGAAAAGAATATGCCTGAATTAATGGCGGTGTTATTTAGGCCGATTAAAGAAAAGAACGGTTCAGCATATACCATAGCAGCTTATGATGGTGAAATAACTATAAGGGCAGAAGAAATGAAGAAGATGTCAGCAGAGCAAGTACAAAGTGCGTTGGTTTTTTTTTGGCATTTCGCGAAGGAGTTATCGGAGATTTTGCCATCGTATTTGATGGAACGGACTCAGGAGATAGTGGAGGAATTACAGACGGAAATTTTGCAGAACGATGGGGATGGTTCGGAGTCCTCCACCGTCTCTGCAATCAAAATATAGTAAACTTAGATGCAGTAACAAAGCTCAATTTATTAGAGTGCTTAACTTGGCTAAGTTATGAAACAGATTTAAACGAAAGTAAACAAGTAAACAGAGATGATAGCAAATAAGACGTACAATAATGCCATAGACACTTTAAAGAGTTTGGGCGACCAGCACGAACAGATTTCAACTACTACTACTGGGGATATTTGGAAAATAGATATGAATGAAACTTTGTTCCCTTTGTTTCATATAAACCCTGTCAATGTAGAAACAGGGTTATCTTCCTTGACATATAACTTCCAGCTCTTTGTTATGGATGCAGTAACTGAGAGAGAAAATTGGACAGAAGCTAACCTACTGTCAGCAAATGATTTAAGTAATGAACAAGAAGTAGCTTCAAGTTGCTTGCAGGTTTGTGTTGATATTATAGGTATGATGCGACATAGTAAGTGGCAAGCAGAAGGAACTTTAGACATTGATGCTCCTGTTTATTTTACAGAGGGCGAATATAATTTAGAGCCTTTCCAAGAAAGATTCGACAACCTCTTGACAGGATGGGTATTCTCAATAGGAATAGTAGTACAGAATGACTTTGAGACTTGCGTTATTCCTGTTGCTAATAATCCAATAGGAAAATAATGCTAAAGTTTAAGTTAGGAAAGTGGACAATAGAAATAGGATGGAAAAAATTTAAAATAACAATAAATATATAAAAAAAAATTATGGCAGACTTAACGACAACAGTTAGTGAATCAGTCGTCCTAAATGGCGCATTGAGGGGAAACACAAACACAGTAACAACAACAGGAATTAATAATGTATTTGAAAGGATAGTAACTTGTATTCATTCTCAGACTACAACAGTAGCAGTATTTGATACAGCACCTTACACTTCAGCAGGAGCAATAGATGTAGAGAATGTGCGCTACATTAGAGTGACTAACTTAGGTGCAGATAGTGCTGTGGTTTTAGGAGTAGTAACTACTAATACTAATTATCAAGTGCGACTTACTCCAGGAACATCTCATATCATACCAAGAGGTGAAGCAGAAGTAATTGGTGAAACAGATACAACTCCAGCATTCGGTACTTTAGAAAATATAACTTCTTTACAAGTAAGACCTGAAGGAACTACTTATAGTCCTCAAGTTGCAGTATTTGTTGGAGCTATATAATGGACACTAAGAATATAGAAAACTACTTGAATCAATTTGGGAAGAATGTTGTAGCTGACGCTAAGAAAAACATAACCAAAGCAAAAGGAAGCACAGCAATAGGTAACTCAATTCGATTTGAAGTAATCCCTACTGCAACAGGTTTTAGTACTAAATTCTATATGTTAGACTATGGTGAATTTTTAGACAAAGGTGTTTCAGGAAACAAGAAGAAGCAATCATATAAAGATTATAAAGGGGGAACAGAATCAAGCCCTTACAGTTATACAACAAAAGGACCGCCTATTGATATATTATCTAAGTGGATAAAGAAGAAAGGAATAAAGCCAAAAGGATTAGGTACAGGTAGGTCTAAAAATACAGGACAATTCGTATCAGGCTTAGCTTACTTAATAAGCAGAAAAATTAAAAGGGATGGAATTAAAAGTCTTAGCTTCTTTCAAAAACCACTAGGTATATACTATGATGACCTTAAAGATAATCTCTTAAAAGTATTAAAATTAGATATTGAAACTTATCTCACAACATTTTATAGACCAAAGTAAATTAAAAAATTATGGCAATAATAATAGAGCAGCGACCATTATACAACATTCTTCCAATAGGGCAGCAGGTAATTTTTGCAGTATCTGACAATGCAATATTAGCAAACAAGTTTAAAGTAAAATTTGTTGCACAGATTTTTGTAAGCGGTACAGCAATTAATTTAAGTAATAATAATGACCTGATAGGAACTTTTAAGACCACACCAAATAATGCAGGGGTAGGAATATTTGACTTACGACCTGTATTGGAAACATTTGTAAAGCCTGATAATGTAGGTAGCACTTGGGGAAATGGAAGTAGATATAAGACATCATCAGTTACACATCCTCTGCACTTAATTGATAAAATAGCAGTTAGCGAAAATGCAATTAAATTTTTTGCTATTAATTTTTATGTAGAATATTCAGATAGTGAAACAGGAGACATAATAGATTTTGAAGACGAAGACCCAACGCCTACTGAGGAATATATAATGTTTAATGGTGTTCTTCAATATGATGACGTACTTACTTTAAATTCGGGTTACTATGGGTACGACTTACAGGCAAACGGATTCTACCCTAATTTTGGAACTAATACATTTTTAACCAATGCTCCGAGAACTCAAAACGCAAGGCTTACTGATTATGGTACTTTTCCATTTTTAAATCAAGTACCTTTAGGAAGTGATGATATTACCTCTTTTATTTTAACATTTTATGATAGTGCAGGAGGTTCTTTAGGTAGCAGCACAATAGTACAAGACTATTCAACTGGTGGTACTTTAGGACAATTAAATTATAGTAGTTCTCGACTTATGTATGCAGGAGCTTTTCCTGCTAACCTAAGAAATTACAATACTACATTTCAGGCTTTAGTAACAGCAGGTACTTTAGCTTATTATGATATTACTGCGGTAAGTTCAGGAGGTACTTCTTCAGCATCATATAGAATAAATATAATATGTCCAAACGAAAGAGGTTATGAAGGAATAAGACTTACTTGGCTTAATCAATGGGGGGTTTGGGATTACTATACTTTCAATATGAAGTCCACAAAATCCATTTCAACTAAGAGAACTTCTTATACTCAGTTAGGTGGTACTTGGAATGAAAAGACTTTTAGTATTTCAGGCTATAAAGGTGGTAAGAAAAACTTTAGGGTAAATTCAACTGAAAAGATAAAAATGAATACAGACTTTGTTAGTGAAGCTGAAGGCGTATGGTTCGAAGAATTAATAAATTCCAATGAAGTTTATATAGTAAATGAATATGATGGAACTGAAGTGGTGCCTTATGATACAATTACAAACAAATACATAGAACCAGTTACTTTAACGACTTCAAGCTATGTCAAAAAAACAATAGCAAACGATAAACTAATGCAATACACTTTTGAAATTGAAAAGAGTAAAATGCAAAGAACACAAGCTGTATAATGAGTACACAACTTATATTATACACGCAGACTGATGTTGGCTTTACCTTTGGCAGTGTTCTTGCTACTGAAGTTATGGTAGACGGACAGAATTTTAATTTAGTTAATGCTTCTCCTTCTACAGTAGTGGCGCAAGTTAATGCAGTTCAGAATGCAATAAACGCTATATCGGCATCTATAATCTCGAATTCTTGGTACAGGTATTACACAGGAGCTGCTTTAGGAGTTACAATGGTAGGTAATAAGTTAAAACTTGAAGGTCAGAATGTCGGCCCTGAAGATACAGGTATAATACAGAAGCTAACTGGCTTAACAGTGGGAGCAGTATATGAAGTAAGCGTTAATTTTTCATCACAATTTGGAGAAGATGTTAAGGCATATATGTATTCTGGTACAGTTTTTCAAAGCTCACATAATTTACCCAACTTAATTATATTCGATACAACCTTTCAATTTACTGCTGTTTCTACTTCTCAATTTATTGTTATAAATAAGCACAGACCAGGTTTAGTTACAGGAGCTTCACTTATTAATTCTATTAGTATTAGGAAAGCAAATACTTCTACGAATGAAGTACTGTCAGGGGAAGGACAAGTTATTTGTGATTTATATGCAGAAGAAGATATACCATTAACTTTAAGTATTGATGACTTTAAAAATGTAGCTGAGAAAGTACAATCTTATTCTAAGGACTTTAACCTACCAGCTACCAAAAGGAACAATCAAATCTTTAACAATATGTTTGAGGTTACAAGAGCTGATGACGGACTTATATTTAACCCTTATGTAAGAACTAAATGCGTCTTAAAACAAGATGGATTCATTTTATTTGAAGGATATTTAAGACTTATAGATGCTAAAGAGAAAGAAGGGGAAATAAGCTACAATGTCAATCTTTTTTCTGAAGTTATTGCTTTAGCTGATATTTTAAAAGACAGGACTTTTTCGGAGTTAGACTTCACAGAATTAGACCACGACTATAATAAATTACAAATTACATATAGTTGGAATGATAGTCCGGACACAAATATTAATTATCTTAATCCAAATACTTCAGGCTTTAGAGACCCTTACACAACATTGAGATACCCGTTTATTGATTGGAATCACCAATACTTGGTAGGTCAAGCTAATGGCTCAGGAAATAGTGCAACAGCAGACAATCCCGAGCTAACTTCTTTAGAGTCTGCATTCAGACCTTGTATTCAATTAAAGTATTTGATAAATAAAATATTTGCAGCGTCAGGTTTTAATTGGACTTCTAACTTCTTTGATAGTGCAGACTTCGAAAAACTTTATATGGATTTTAACTGGGGTGGCAATGAACTTGCATCTCCTGCTGCGGGAGGTTCATACGGACAACATAGTGAGCCTAATTTTTTATCAACAACTTCTTTTGCTCCATTACCTCTTTCTATTAATTCTTTTGACAGTACTATGGGTTATGATGTTGTAAATAGCAGATTTGTTGCTTCTTATAATTATCAGACTTACCTTATGGAAATCCCTCACTTTGGACCGGTTTTTTATTCTTCTCAAACTATGGAAACGAGATGGGCGCACTATAATTCGGGAGGGTCACTCTTAAACACTTACAATTATGAAAGTCAAGTATTATATCAATACCCACCTGCAACGACAACACCATTAACAACTATGATACTTCAAGCAGGGGATTATATACAGTATGAGTGGAAAACAAATACAGCAGGAGAAGGATTGTTGGGTGAAAATCAGTTATTTGTTATATTGGGAGCTATTGGTGCTGCTCAGGTAACATCTAATAGCCTTTTACAAACACTAAGAGGAGAGCTAGGGCAATGGGATTTCTTGAAAGGAATTATGACTATGTTTAATCTAATTACTATGGTAGATGAATCAAATGCTGATAATATCTTAATAGAACCTTATGCTGACATCTTTATTAATGATACAAATGGAGGACCAGGAGACGTAACACTAAAAGCTAGGGGGATTCAGCACGACTGGACAGACAAGGTAGATGCTTCAGAAATGGAATTAAAGCCTTTGACTGACCTTAACTTAGAAACTATTTTTAAATTTGTTGAAGATGACGACGATTTTTGTTTTAATGTATTTAAGAAAGCTCAAAGCGGACACCTGTACGGAAGTAAAGTGCTTAGTGCTTCAGGATTTACAATCTTAGAAGGTACAAAAGAAATAACAGCAGAACCATTTGCTGCTACTGTTTCAAAGCCCATCAGCGACCAATTTCTTGATTTTATAATACCTAGCGTATATGCTAGGAATGCGGACGGGACTTGTGAGGGATTTGATAATTCTCCTAGAATATTATATAACAATGGAAAAAAAGATACAGGTGCTTCTTATTACATACCATCTCAAAATGGAGGTACTAGCTCAAATGAAACTGAATTTTTGCAGTTCAGTCATTTATCAGATATAATTACAGTAGCGGCATCTAGGGATTTTGTATTTGAGAGTTCTCAGCTTCCTGTTTCTATTGCTCCAGCAGTACTGCCTGTAAATAATTTATACAACAGTTATTGGGCACCTTATTTTAATGAGCTTTACAATCCAGATACAAGAATTATGACTTTAAAGGTAAATCTAAGCCCTTCAGATATATCTACCTTTAAATTCTACGACCTGGTGATGATTAAGAACAGGTCATTTCGAGTAAATAAAATACAGTACAAACCAAACAGTTTAGCAACAGTTGAATTTATTTTAATACCATAATGGATTTTTTAACAGGATATACAATCAAGCCCTTTAGCATTACAGTTACAGGAGATGTTTTTTTCACAGACGGAACTAACAACGACATAACACCAAACCAACTACAATGTGAAGCGTATGGGTATACTTATGACAGAGTTTCAGGAACGTGTAGTGCCTTCAGGTTTAATACAAACATAGAAAGGACTTTAAGTAATATAAACAATAAGAATAATGGAGCAGGAAATACAACTGAAAGAGGTTCTAATACTATTCAAGTTAATGGAAGTAGTAATACTACTAAAGGCTTAAACAATAACTGCTTTATAAATGGAAGTGCGAATGAAATAGCAAACGGAGTAAGCAATGCGACAGTCTTAGGTGAAGGTGGAACGGCTAATAGAGATGGTTCGCTTGTAATAGGTGGAGGTGCTGAAGTTATTAATACTGCTGACACTTCAACGAACTGTAAGAGAAAAGTATCAACAGTTAATTTAGCAGGTACAACTACAGATAATACATCCACAAAACTTACAGTAAATGGAACAGGCGGCACTAATTATATAAATGTAAATGAAAACTCAATAGTCGGCTTTGAAATATACATAACAAGACTAGAGGTTGGAGGAACAGCATCTACTTTAGGAAACTACTCTTACAGAAATATAAAAGGAGTTGTAAGAGTAGGCGAAATAAGTGGAATGGCATTTATAGTAGGATATACAAGAAACATTGGTAAGATAGGAGTAAATGCTTCTGCTACTATGGTAGACAGTACAACAGAAACAGTAGACTCAATATCAATAGAAGTGCAAGACAGAAATAATGTAACTAATATATGGAGTGCCACAGTTACTTTACAAGAATTAATAGCAACAGAAATAAGATTTTAAAATGGCAGAAACATTAAACTTAGAGGTAAAATCAAATATAAAGTCAGTTACACAAGAAACTAAAGATTGGGGTAAGGTTTTAGATGATGTAAATGAAGAAATAAAAATACAGAATGAAGAAATAGTTAGACAAGAAAGACTATTGATAAAACTGAAAGCACAACAAGACGCCATCCCTAAAGGTGGCTGGGTTGCAGGAATGGATAAGTTAAATGATAAAATAAGAAATACAAATGACTTATTAAACCTAGAAAAAAATACCTTAAAATCTTTAACAAACCAACAAAAAGAAGCTACTAAGGAAGTAAAGCAATCCACAGAAGCAAAAAAAGGAAACAACAAAGAATCAAAAGAAAGCATTGCAAATTTTCAAATTATGGGAGTTTCTTTGAATGGAGTTAAAAAAGGATTCAGTCAGATTATACCAACTGCTAAGGCTATGTTTAGTACCATTAGAGCAGGTATGATAAGCACAGGTATAGGTGCTTTAGTTATTGGAGTTATGGCTTTAATCCAATCATTTAAGCGTTCAGAAGAAGGGCAAGAAAAGTTCCAAAGAATAATGGCAGCTATTGGTGCTGTCACATCTCAGGTCTTGGATGCCTTTTCTGACTTAGGGGAAATAATTATAGAAACTTTCACCGACCCCCTTCCTGCAATGAAAACATTTGGGAACGGTTTATTGAAATTCCTTCGTGACCCTACAGGCGCAACTAGAGATATGTTTGTAAAAGCAACTTTAGCTGCAACTGATTTTGTTGAAGAAACTGAAAAAGAAATAGGTGTTTTAGATAAAGTAACTAAGATGCGTCAAAAAGCACATCATATAGACAGAGAGCTGAAAGTTGAAAGAGCTAAAGCAAATAGGAAAATAAATGATATAAGACTAAAAGCTGAAGATAGGGAAAAATTCAATGCAACAGAAAGAATAGCTTTACTAAGAAAAGCCCAAAAGATAGAAGAAGAAATTACTACAAAAGAGATTGAGTCTAAAAAACTTCTTATAAATGCTCAGATTGAAGAAAATAAACAAGGATTAAATACTAAGGAAGCTAAAGATAAACTTGCACAACTTCAAGCTGACTTAATTAACTTAGACACTAAAAAATTAAGAAGTCAAAGGCTATTACAGACTCAAATCACTACTGCTATAAATGAAGAAAAAGCTATAAAAGAACAAAAAATAGCAGATGATGAAGCAGCATTTGATAGGATGATAGATGCAAATGACAAATGGAATGAGGAGCAGCAAAGACAAAGAAATGAAGAGTTAGCGGCAGACAAGAAACTTGCAGATGATAAAATTAAGGTAGAACAGGCAGTCGCTGATGCAAAGGTAAAAATTAGAGATGCTAACCTTGATAATATAAGTGCAGGCTTATCTTTAGTTAAATCTTTAGCAGGTGAAAACAAAGAAGTAATGGCTGGAATTATTATTGCAGAAAACGCTTTAGGTATTGCAAGAACAATTATATCAACTCAAGCTGCAAACGCAGGAGCTTTAGCATCACCAGCAAATGTATTAGTTCCTGGGTCAGCAATCCCTATAATTGCGGCAAATAATATAGCAATGGGAATATCTATTGCAGCTTCAATAGCAGCAGCAGGTCAAGGTCTTTCGGCTTTAGGCAAGGGAGGTGCTACAGGTGGAACTAATCCATCAGCTAGTGGTGGTGGTGATTCAGGTACTCCTGCACCTGAAATGATGTCAGGCTCTTTTGAATTAACTGGAGGGGAAGCTCCAGAACCTTTACAGGCTTACGTAGTTTCTGATAGTATTACAGATAGTCAGAATGCACTTGCAGTAATAAGACGTAGAGCTACAATATAAAATCAAATAAACAAACTTAATATCTATTATATACCAAAGACTAAACTATGCCGTGTACTAAATGTGAAGAAGGATTATATAAATGGGGTGAAACGGGAAAATGTGAATACGCTACTTTACAAGATTGTGAAGATGCTAATAGCACTTATGAAGAAATGAAAACCACCTCTATTGTAGAATTGGTAATAGATGGAAATGAGGAACTTGCAATAGATGCGATAAGCCTTGTTTCGGCTCCAGCAATCGAGCAGGACTTTGTGTTCTTTGGTAAAGAGAAAAACAACTTGACATTTGCTAAAGTAGATGAGGACAAACGAATGCTAATATCGCCAGCCCTTATCCCCGATAAGCAAATCTTTAGACACGACCCACAAACTTCATCTGATTATTATGTTTTCTTTTCAAAAGACACCGTCAGAAAGGCAAGTGAACTCTACTTAAAAAATAACAATCACCACAAAGCTACTCAGGAACATAACGAAAGAGTTTCAGGGGTTTTGACAGTAGAGTCTTGGATTATAGATGACCCTAAAATGGATAAGTCTACTCTGTACGGATTCAGTTTGCCAAAAGGAACTTGGATGGTTTCTATGCGTATAACCAATGACGAAATTTGGAAAGAGATAAAATCAGGAACTTTAAAGGGATTAAGTATCGAAGGTTATTTTACAGACAAGATGGAAAAGATGTCAGAAACAACTCCAACAGACCAAGAAATATTAGAAGCATTAAATGAGATTATAAACGAAAATCAAATAAAGAACAAGTAGTTCTATTATATACCAAACACACTTAAAAAGAAACTATGGATTTAAAAAAGCAAATATTAGTAGCACTTGGTCTTGACAAAGAAGAAGTGAACTTGGCTTGGCAGTCAAAGCTAAAAGATGGTACTATTGTTGTATCTACAGCAGAAACCTTAGAAGCAGGCGTGGACGCTAGCGTTCTTACAGAGGACGGAACTACGATACCTTTACCGATTGGAACGTATAAGACGGAGGACGGCTTAACTTTCAGAATTGAAGAAGAAGGTGTGGTTGCTGAGGTAATGGAAAGTGAAACAGAAGAAGAAGATACAACTGAAGAAGTTGAAGCAGCAGAAGATGACGGAAAAGAAGCTGACGTTGAGGACTGGGCTGGAATGGAAAAGCGTATTCAGAACTTAGAGGACGCTGTCGCTGACCTAAAAGAATCTAAAGAAGGTGGTGATGATGATGTTGAAGAAATGGCTGAAGAAGTAACAGAGCCTTCTGTAAACCCTAAGTCAATTAAGACTACTGAGGTTAAAGAATTTTCTATTGAAGAATTAAAAGCAGAAAATGAAAAACTTAAAACGGAACTTGCAGAATCACCTGCTGAAGCTCCTTTAAATACAAATAAATTTAGTTCAGAAAGACCAACTCCTACTAAGCAAGATTTTAAAAGAATGACTAAGCAGGAAAAGTTCTTATACGAACTATACAAATAAAAAA